CAAGAACTATCACACTGGTCAGAGCAACGACGGCCGCACAGTAAATTTTGGCCGTGGTCCCGTCAAGGCAGGCGTCACAGGTGACTCAGTGCCTAACCCCACTGCCAAGAGCGGCAAGATCAATGGTGGCACACATGTGAGCATGCCAACGAATCCAGACAAGATCAACATGGGAATGCGACACAAATGAGCGAAAAAACTTTTATACCCAATGGTTCAACTTTCATTGGCAACATCACGAGTATAAGCACACAGTTCAATGCCAATGTGATCGCTGACGCACCAACCACTTATCTAAGAGTGACCAATTTTGGCGACACATCAGGCAGCTTATTTACTTCCATATGGGTCTTGGCCACAGCCAATACTGCGCCGCAGGTGGTTGATTTTAGTCCAGCAGCAGATCCAGCTTGGACAGCTACGAACAACGGCACCTTTATTAATCAAGGTGAAACATTGATTGTTGCAATTGACAACGGCGTAGGCAGCAAGCGTGCTCAGGAGATACAATTCATTGCCAATGCTGACCCTACCAGCTCAGGCACGCACGCTCTAATGGCGGTGCAACCAGTGATACCAGCGTAAGGAAACAGCATGACCACAGTGACCACAAGCTCAGCCGCAGGCTATAACGACGGCAAACAAAATTGCTATATAGAAACAACTGATCAATTTGGCAGGACAGTATTTGCCAGTCCAGGACAGGCAGTGACAGTAGAATTTCCTTTCCTATCAACATCAACAGGTAGCAATGTATCAATTGCCAATAATGTGATCACGCTAGATGCCAATATCACTTACGAGATCACGCATCGCGTGAGCACAGTCCCAAGCGTGTTAGACAAACCAGGCCAGGCACATGTGCTGTATAATGTGACATCTAATAGTGTGATATATCCATATGGCTTAATGGGCGAAACCAACACCATTCTATTCACGCCTGATCAGACTACAGACCTAATATTGCTGGCCGTTATGCCTGATGGTGTGCCACCTAACACACTCACACAGCCATTTGTCTGGCAGTATCCACAGCAGATTGAGAACTGTCAGATCTCAATTGTGCAAGTTGGCGGCGAGACAGCGTAAGCCGTATGGGAAAAGGATCACGGGCTAGGCCATTTAGTGTAGCTAGAAGCACATATGAGGCCAACTATGATAGTATTTTTAACAAAGACAAAACAGATAGGACAACACAAAATGCATACCAAACCCAAGAGCCCAGTAAAACTGAGCAAAGATGGCGACACAGAACGCAAAGTGACCACAGCCAATCCTAATCGCAAGGAGAATGTGAATGTGGCACAAGGACCAAGAACAGGCAACACTACGGCCAGAGCAGGCAAGCGAGCAGAGTTTGTTAGCATGAAAGAAGGCCGTGCTCCTATTGCTGACATCATCGTGAATGCCTACAAGGCCCGTGGCGATCAATACAAAATGAAGACCACTGAGAAGTCAGGCAGCATCATGCCTGATGTCAAGCCACAGCGTCTTAAAAAATAAGCTATAAAGAGTTCAGGGTCTCTCCAAAACCCTAATTTCATTCTATAGAAAAGGAACAGCAATGAACAAGAACGACAAAAACAAAACCTCAGTATGGGACCTAGATGCCCAATCACCTGTAGCCACAGACACAGCACCAGTCACAGAAGAACGGCCCAAGATTATCAAACGACCACAAGCGTCTGAACCGCAAGTGGATCCAGATCTCTTACGCTACGATATTGAAGGCCTAATGACAGACTTTCCCACAGCCACAGAACTGCAACGCTTTGTGTATGATCAAACAGGCTATGTGCTGAGTCTAAAAGGCCGTAGCAACAAGTTCAAATACCAAGTGGCCATGGATGTGCTCAACGGTGGCAAACCACCTGCTGAAGTGATAGGCACTGAGAATCCTTACCTGGACAAGGTGGAACTGATTCCAGAAGAACCGTTCAAGTCTGACTTTCCAAGAGATCCTGAAATTGATCTGGCAGGCCCAGAAGTCACCCGCTTTGGCACCAGTGTGTTTCCGCATCCTGATCCAGAATGGCGTGCAAGAGATCAAAAGTGTCAGGTAGTGTTTCGCAAATACATGAATGGCACTATCACATACGAAGTGTTGGGACCTGTGGCCAAGCGACCCGTGGGCACCAAGATCAACAAGTTTGGTCAAAAGCAGCCTGAAAAGTATGTGTGGATTGATCCAAGAACAGGCGAACAGATTATCAGAAATGCCGCTGGCAAACTCACACCCTTAGGCACAAGACTGCAGGCATTCATGAAAAAGCAACGGGTCAATAAAAGCAATCACTGGGACACCTGGATTGACAGAGACTTTGTGGCCAGCGACAACGCCATTGTTGATAACCCGTGGGCTGTGTAATGACTGAACAGCAAACCCAGGCTGCTAGACAAACTGCAGAAATCAAAATTATGCAGAAGGTCAATGCGGCACATAGAGAAAGCTTTGCCATCAAGTTTCCAGGGCAGTTGGAACACATACTTAGACTCACAGCAGAACGCTTGCAGGCTGGCTTGGACAAGCGTGATGGTGTTGATGTCATGCGTCCTGAAACCTGGCGTCTAAACACACAAGAGATTGCAGACTTGGCTGAAGCCATGTATTATATCACGCTAATACAAGACAACCTAAGAGAGCACACGAATGCAATATCAGATACTACAGGGCGATAATCGCGATACCCTACGCACTCTAGCAGACAATAGCATAGATGCCATAGTGACAGATCCACCTTACGGCATTGACTTCTTGGGCAAGGCCTGGGACGCCAATGTGGGTGCATTAGAAACTTATAAGGAATGCTTGCGTGTGCTCAAACCTGGTGGTCATATCTTGGCCTTCAGTGCTGCTAGAACCTATCACCATCTTGCTGTCACGCTGGAACAGGCTGGATTTGAAATACGCGATCAGATCATGTGGATCTACAGTTCAGGCTTTCCCAAGAGTCAAAATGTGGGCAAATCAATAGATCGCCAAAGTGGTAAAGCCGCACACAAGGCAGAACTGTCAGAAGTCAAAGCCATACTTAAAAAACTCTACACAGAGTCTGGCAAAAGCACCGCAGAGATTTCGCGTGAGTGCGGATTCAATGCAGGTGGATACTTAAAGACAGATTTCAATGACAAGGGCTGGGCCAACAACCTGCCCAAGGATGACAAATGGCTCACGCTGAAATCAGTGTTGGGCTGTGGCAATGACTATGACGATTATTTTATAACTACACCACAGGTCAAAATAGGTGAGAAAGAATCTGGTTGCTTTGATCAGGACTTTGACAACTACACCATTGGTGCTCGTAGCAAGACTGTAGATATTACTCAAAGTCAGACACCAGCAGGTCAGCAATGGTCAGGTTGGGGCACAGCTCTCAAACCCGCACACGAACCCATAGTGTTAGCCCGCAAGCCCATTAAACTCAGCATAGCCAAGAACTGTCAGCGGTGGGGCACAGGTGCCTTAAACATTGATGCTACTCGTGTGCCCTATGCTAACGACAAAGATAAAGATTCTGCTAAAGGGTTTGGCGATTATGAAAACCTAAATCGCAATGGTGGGCCAACTTTTAGAGATGACAAACCCAAACCAGGTAAGATGGGCACCACAACACACGACAACTACAATGCGGAAAAGAATGCTGACCAAGGTTTGCGTAAAGGTGAGCAACAAGATTGGATACCCAGTGAAGCAGGCCGCTTCCCCTCAAATGTCATAGGTGAGATACCAGAATATCAAAAGTATTTCTACTGCCCCAAGGTTAGTCGTGCGGAACGACATGTGGGATTTGATACTACAAACATCCCTACTAATCCAAGTGGAATGTTAGACAAGAATGCCAATGGAGTTCTAGAAACATATCAATCAAGACAACAAGACGGAACATTAGCCAAGGGCAACAATCATCCCACAGTCAAACCCATAGAACTCATGAAGTATCTGATCAAGTTAATCACACCGCCTGGCGGCACGGTGCTGGATCCTTTCAACGGTTCAGGCTCAACAGGCTGTGCTGCCGTGGAACTGGGTCATCCTTATATTGGCTGTGAGCTTGATGACCAGTATGTGGCAATTGCCAAGACCAGGATTGAAGCCTGGCATAAACAAACACACCCCAATACCTATGCGGAGTTGTTTGAGCTGTGTTAGATTCTGGTGTCTTAACCAGGCGTGCTCTACGCCATGTGTGTGATCAACATGGCCTAGCCACCAACAATCTTGTGCATCTACCCAAGGCCACCATGGACAGCCTACAGGACCTGGTGTTTGCCATATCTGAAGACATGCGTTATAACCAACTCAAATACTTTAG